ATGAAAGACGATACATCAAACGACGTTAAGGAAGTAAAGAAAAACGGGATCTCCGTCCGTATCCGACCCACAATCAAGAACGGCACAAATTATTTTGTGCTGGATTATCGCGCAAACGGGAAGCGCAAACTGGTCTGGCGCTCCTCAATGGCCGAGGCCCGTAAAGCCGCTGTCGAAGCCGTTGACAAGATCACGGAAGGCCAGTCGGAAGTCCTCAATCTCAAATCCGCCGATGCTCACGCAATCATCCGTGCACGCGCCTTTATAAAAGGCAAGGAGGGCGAGACGAAGATAGAAAAAGAGATAGACGAGCTTGTCGGGGAAATTTGCGAAATCCGCCGGATGTTGGGGGGGCGGGCAACTCCGCTGGAAGTCATCCGCGACTGGCTCAAGCGCAACGCCGTAGAACTTCCCCGCGTCACAGTGGCCATTGCCGTCGAGCAGTTGAAGACACAGGCCGAATCTGATGGGAAATCCACCTTGCGCCGGAAACAGTTGGCAAATGTCCTCGACCGTTTCACGGTGTCTTTCAATCAGGAGGTCCACACGCTCACACCGAAATTGATTGCGGACTATTTGACCGCGCTGGCATTGGCCGAGCGGACGCGCCGGAATCATCGCGACGTGATCGGGTTTTTCAACCGCTGGTTGGTCTTGCGCGGCTATCTGGCGAAGGGCACGGACTGGCTTGAAGGCGTTCAAAACTACACGGCGCGCAAGGTGGGCGAAATATCCACCTACACCGCCGACGAAATGCGGCGGCTGATTGCGGCTGCCGATGACAAGATTTTACCCATGATTGTCATTGGCGGATTCGCCGGTTTGCGTCACGCTGAAATTGCACGGCTGGAGTGGCGGGATATTGACCTGGCCGAAGGATTTATTGAGGTCAAAGCGGACAACGCCAAAACCGACACTCGCCGGATCGTGCCGTTGAAAGACAACTTGAAAGCGTTCCTTTCGCCGCTGGTGAAGAAAAGCGGGAAGGTGGTTTCGGTGGTGAACACGACAAAATATCTTTTGAAAGCGGCGGCGGATACCGGCGATGAGGAAAATGAAATCGAGGCGCTGGAATGGAAACACAATGCGCTCCGGCACACTTACATTTCCGCCCGTGTGGCCGAATGCGGCGATGTTCCCCGCGTGGCTGATGAAGCCGGTAACAGCCCGCAGGTTATCCGCACGAATTATTTGAAGCGGATTCGACCGGCGGCGGCGGCGGAGTGGTTTGCGATTGCACCGCAACAGAAGACTGGTAAATGATGTCGAGACATCCGGGCATTATTTCAAAATGAAGAAGTCAAAATCCAAGACCAAGCCTGTCAGGAAGCCCGCCGCAAAATCGGCGAACGTGCAAACACCGGAAGAATCACTAAAATCTAAATTCCTAAATTTAGCAGTAAAAGTATCCGCGGAAGCCACAGAGCCGACAACCGAACAACTTGCACTGGTTGCCGCCTCGCTCGCCAAAAGTATAAATAATGAGCCTTCAAAGTTGGTTGATGCTGCGATTAAACTTTGGGATGCGGCAGAGAAAAAACTGCATGGTCGGTTAGAAGATAAATGCAATGAAGCGCTTACTGATTATATTGTATGCGACATATCTTTCGACAAGACATTGCGCTTTCCATTAAAACGCGATGAATTTCTGCTCAAAATGTTACCCCGACTTAAATACCGCACAGGTGAAATAGCTAGCGTGCTCAAGGCATACGCGAAGTCAGAAATTGAGCAATCTGGCAGAAACGCAACTCCTGAAGAAGTGTCAAACTATTACGCCAATTGGAAGCCAATTGTTAACGTCACCGAATTAAAACACCGGGCGATTTTATTTCATCATTGGTGGGAAACTTTCCACAGGAATAAAATATTTGATGCCCGCCGCTCTGCCGGTAAAATCTCCGCCTTCAACAAAAAATTGAAAAAAAAGCTTTGAACCATATCTGACGGGCAAATCCTGTCACTTGTTTCCGCCGCCTTGCGTTTTGCTCGGCGGCATTTGCTTTTTGTTACGGTCGAACTGCATTTTGTTGCTCTGATGCTGTGGTTTGTTACTGCCCGCCAGTGAAAAGGCCGAAAAGCCATGTGGTAAATCTCATGGCGTGCAGGTCAACGCAGCTAAACCAATTGACTCGGCACAGTTGATACTATGAGTGAAATTACATCGCAGACCGAGAAACAAAGCCCGCTGGCGACACGCTACGTTGACGCGCCCAAGCTGCTCGAAATTCTTTTCGATGAAGCCAGCCGTCCCAGCCTCCGCTGGATTCGGGACCAACAAAAAGCTAGACGGCTGCCTTTTGCAAAAATTGGCCGTTTAGTTTTTTTTGATCCCGCCGCTTGCAAAGCCGCGCTCGACGCCAAAGCTACCGGGCGGAAATAAGTTCACGGATATTTCACCTTCACCGGTGATGAACTGATGAAAATATCCCCATTAGAACGGGCGTGCCGATATATCGCCAAGTGTCCGCCGGCAGTCAGCGGGCAGGGCGGACACAACGCGACATTTCATGTCGCGGCGGTGCTGGTGCATGGGTTCGCGCTCGGTGAAGCGGACGCACTGGCGTTGCTGTGGGAGTTCAACCAACGGTGTGCGCCACCGTGGAGCGAAAGCGAATTGATTCACAAGATCAAGTCGGCGGCAAACACGGTTCACCTGTTGCCGCGTGGTCATTTGCTGGGCGACGAAAACAGTAGTCCGATTTCGGCGAAACAGATTCCGCCGCCACCACCGAAACCAAAATTTCAAAAGGATGTGCTCAAGCGGGTCGCCAACAATGTCGCGGCCATCAAGGATGTGGTTCGTTTTCTTGCCGAGCGGTCGCCGGTAAATGTGGACAGGCAGGATTCGGCAAGCGTGCTGCGGCACCTTTACGCTCGCGAGTCGGGCGAAAAGATTTTGGTTTTCACGGACATGAAATCACAGGGGCAATTTTTGTGGGAGTCCGACCGGAGCGATTTTATCCAGCAACGGCATTTACCGGGGGGTAATGATGGCGTCTGGTTTCTGCCGCAACCGGTCAGCGGCGGTTTTTTCCCGAATCCGCGTTCCGACGGGAATTTATCCCGGCGTTCGGAGGAAGCGGTAACGGCATTTCGTTATTCGGTGCTGGAAAGTGATGAGGCGGATGCCGATGACTGGTTGCGGTGTCTGGTGCAAATGCCGCTGCGGATTTCGTGCATTTGCGAGTCCGGCAAGCGGTCAATTCATGCGCTGGTGAGGCTGGACGCGGCGAACAAGGCGGATTGGGACCGGCTCATGGGGCCAATCAAGCCGGTGCTGATTACGCTCGGCGCGGATCGGGGCGCATTGTCCGCCGTCCGTTTGTCGCGGCTGCCGCAAGCGATGCGCGGCGAGCGATGCCAACGATTGCTTTTTTTGAACCCACAACCGAACGGTGTGCCGATTTTTCAACAGCCACCGCAACCGGCTCTTTATTCGCAGTCAATCAGAAGGGAGCAACCGACGCATGAGTGAATCAATAATCAGTGATGTCGCCTCTTGGGCGGATGCGAATGGCGTTTCGCCCGCCCCAGCGGTGCCGGTGTTGCCGCCGGTCGCAAAGCGGTTGGACGAACTGGTGGCGCACGCCGCAAACGACCCGTCTGAACTTTTACGAAATCGGTTTCTGTGCCGGGGCGCCGGGCTGCTTTTGGTTGGCCCGACCGGCATCGGCAAAAGTTCGCTGGCGATGCAGAACATGATTCTTTGGGTGTTGGGGCGTCCGGCGTTTGGAATTGTGCCGGCGTGGCCTTTGAAATCATTGCTCATCCAAGCGGAGAACAACGATGGCGACCTGGCCGAGATGCGCGACGGCGTTATCGCGGGCATGAATTTGACGGACGAAGAAAAACAGACGGCAATGAAGAATGTCACTGTGGCCCGTGAGGATGTGCGGACAGGCTGGCGTTTTTTCACTGAAACGGTGCGTCCCTTGCTTACCGATCATCGCCCCGACCTGTTATGGATTGACCCGGTGCTGTCGTATCTCGGCGGGGAGGCAAATTCACAAAAAGATGTTGGCGGGTTTCTGCGCAATCAATTGAATCCGCTGTTGCGTGAATTTAACTGTGGTGTGGTGGTGGTGCATCACACGAACAAACCGCCGTCAGGCCGGGAAAAACCGGATTGGAATGGTGGTGATTTCGCCTATCTCGGCGGCGGTTCCGCTGAATGGGCGAATTGGGCGCGAGCGGTCATCGCGTTGCGAAGTCTGGGGTCGCATTCGGTTTTTGAACTCCGGGCGGCCAAACGTGGCGGACGGTTGGGATGGACGGAAGCGGACGGTGAAACAAGGACCTTCACCAAGTTGATTGCGCACGCAAACGAGCCGGGTGTGATTTGCTGGCGGGAAGCAGACCCCTCGGAAATGCCGGAGACGAGCAAGACGAAGCGAAAATACACCAAGGATGACGTGATTCCGCATGTTCCCCTGGACAAACCGATTTCCAAGGAGGCGCTCCGTTCCAAGGCCAATGCGGCGGGTATTGCTTTGAATAAAATCAATCCGATGATCGCCGAACTGCTGGACGACGGCGACTTGCATGAATGGCGCGAAAAACGGCCCGGAACAAACCCCAAAATCCTGTATGCCCGTGTTCCACAACACGAACCTGCGCTAATCCCATGAGACACCTACACGGAGACTTACACGGGCCAATTCAGCGTGCGTGCGGGTTGTGCGCGTCAGACCAGAGACACACTCGCACGCCCCCTATTTATAGGGGCGTGTGTGTGGGTGTCTGTCAGGGATGGAATGTGAATTTATGAGTCACGCATTTGAACAGCAGCCGCGAGAGTCAAACAAGGCGTTTGCCGCGTTCAAGGCATACCTGGACTTGGGACCGGAACGGTCTTTGGAGGCGGTTGCCCGGAAGTTCACCAAGAGTTCACGTTTATTGAAACGGTGGTCTGCGAAATATGACTGGGCTGGGCGGGTGGCAGCACGGGATGCCCACTTTGCCGAATTGGAGCGTCAGGCCATCGAACGGCTGGCGGTCGAAAAGGCGGTGGAATGGTGGCAACTGCATGAACCGGCCCGCCGGCAGGCGTGGCTGGAGGCCGAGGAAGCCATTCGGGACGTGCAGGAGGCGCGCCGCCGCTGGCGAGCATCAGGGCGGGTGCCTGGGTTTGAGGCGATGGCGCGGATGCTGGAACTGGCGTTCAAGCTCAAGCAGTTTGCCGCCGGGATGCCGAGCGAGATCAAGGAGGTCAACACGAATATCCACGCCACAATTGATGTGGATTGGGAAATTGCCCTCCGCAAAGCCTATGGAGTCCTTGCGGACGGCCACCAAGCGCCACCGGCCAATCAAGTTGAACCTGCAAAAAAAGGGGGGGCAGTTTTGGATGTGGAGGTCGTGCCGGCGAAGGAGTTGAAGCCATGATGGAGCGCGAGGCATTTCTGAGCGCGGCGGTGGCTGCGGGGTGTCCAGAGAATCAGACCCGCAACCTGGTGGCCGCGCGAATCTGGCTGCAAGAGCGACAACTGGTCGCCAGTGCTGCCGCCCGGCTTTGCGATCAACCGGACGGGCCGACAGCCATTGGCTACGGCGGCGCTCGCGGTGGCGGCAAATCGCATTGGTTGCTGGCGCAAATGGGGGCGGATGATTGCCAGCGGATGCCGGGGTTGAAATGCCTGTTGCTCCGCAAGGTCGGAAAAGCAAATCTTGAACACTTTGAGGACTTGCGGCGGCGATTGTTCAATCGGCTGCCGCATGAGTTCTCGGCGTTCCGTGGCGTGCTGGCGTTCAACAACGGCTCGCGGATCATCGCGGGTCATTTTCAGAATGAAAAGGACATTGATGCCTACTTGGGATTGGAATACGACGTGATTGGCATCGAGGAAGCAACCACCCTCACCGCCCGGAAATACCAGGACATCACGACCTGCTGCCGGACGAGCAAACCGGACTGGCGACCACGCATCTATTCCACAACAAATCCGGGGGGTGTCGGTCATGGCTGGTATCGGACGCGGTTCGTTGTGCCGATGTTGGAACGGCGCGAAACAGAAACGCGGTTTATCCCGGCGCGGGTGGGCGACAATGCTTTCAACAACCCGGAGTATCGCAAAGTTTTGGAAAATCTGACCGGCTGGCAAAAACGGGCTTGGCTAGACGGCGATTGGGACATTGCCGCCGGCCAATACTTCACGACGCTGCGCCGCGAGGTTCACGTCGTCGAGGATTTCGACGATTTGCGGGCGGTGGAATGGTTCGCCGCGCTGGATTATGGTTTCGCGCATTACACCGTTGTTTTGCTCGGCTGTCGCGACGGGGACGGGAATATTTTCATCGTGGACGAACATGCGGAGCGGTTTTGGCTGCCGCAACGTCACGCGACGGCAATCAAGGCGATGCTGGCGCGGCACAAAATCGGCGAGCGCAAACTCGGACTCGACGATTTGAAACGATTTGTGGCCGGCGCGGATATGTTTTCGCGCCAGAGCGACGGGACAACTATTGCGGCGCAATATGCGAAACTTGGAATCACACTTCGCTGCGCGAATACCGACCGCGTGAACGGCTGGGCGGAAATTTTGCAGCGGTTCGGCGATGTCGAGGGCGGTGTGAAGACAACACTTTTCATTCACAAGCGGTGCGGGCGACTGCTGGAAACTTTACCTTCGCTGCAACATGATCCGAATCGGCCAGAGGATGTGCTCAAGGTGGACACGGATGAGGATGGCATCGGCGGCGATGACGCGGCGGATTGTCTCCGCTATCTGGTGGCGACGAAATCGCGGTCAATTTCCCAAAGGAAATTGCGCGGCGTGTAGGCGGGCGCGCCCGAACGTGATGGCCTGTCCGGCCAAAGGACTAGATGCAAAGCCGTCCGGCGATTGAGGACTAGAGTGCCTGCATCGCCCTGGGAAAGTTTTGAAAAGGAAGGGCGGTGCGGGTGCGTGGCGTTTTAGCCGGTTCGGCGCGTGAGAACAAATTGGAGTCCAGAGGGCTTGCCCTTTGGCGCACGGGTTTGGGGACTGCGCGAGTTCCCAACAGCCAAATGGCTGCGCGGGTGAACGACCTAGGTGTTCACCCGCGAAAATTTTCGCGACCGGCGTGGTCGTCGGGCGCGGTGATTATCTGCCGGTCAATCCTCGTCCGGCAGCATTAAGGTGATGGCGGGCTGCGGGTTGTCAATGTCCAGTGCGCCGCAAGTGGCAATCAACTTTACAAGCCGCGCTGTGCGGTTGTCGTTGCGGACATAGAACGCAACGGGGATGCGGTCGCAACCTGGGCGGCTGCGAAGGATTCCGAAACGGAGCATCCAGACAATATCCCAAAGGCGTCCGGCTTCATCCTGTCCGGTCACGCCTTCCGGCACGGTCACGAATGAATCAAAAACCGTGCGCGTGAGAAACACCGGAAAGCGGATGCCCGCTTCGGCGGCAACTTTTGAAACATCAACCTGCAAGCCGTCGGCGACGGCTTGCGCTCTCGTGTAACTGTAAATGACTTCGCCAAACGGCGATTGATTTTGGTTTGTGTTCATGGTGTCAGTGATTCAGGCGTTTAAGTTTGCGGGCTTCGCGTTTGGCGCGGGCTTCGGTTCGTGCGTGCCAGTCGGCCAATGTGCGGAACACACTGGCGAGCGGTGCGCGGTAGGTGGTGCGGGTGCGTTCAAGTCGCATCCCGATTACGTCACCGGGTTCAAGTGAAACGACAATGCGCCTGCGATAGTGGGCGAACTGTTCACGGGAACGGCGGCGGATGGTTTTGTGCAAATCAGTCATGGTGTGAAGAAATTGGGCGCGGATAAACCGCGCCCGTTATGAATCAGTTGGTGCGGATGTCGGCGGGAAAGTAACTCTGATACTTCTCGTGCGGGTCGCCTGCGCCGCGCAAACGAAATGCGCCGCAAGGGTGCTGCCACGCTTGGCGCTCGCGATTCCAATGAAAACCAAGCTGCGCCAACATCTGCCGCAACTCCGGCGCGGGCGTCTCGCGGAATGTCACCCAAACCCACTTCCCGACAACCTCGGCGAGATTGAACAAACCGGAATTGCTGGTTTTCAAAAGTTCCAAAACTTTCGTGATGGGCAAGGTGCGGTTTTTCTTCCGCGCCTCGGTGTCAATCGGCAAGCGATTGTCTTTCTTCTCAATTGGCGCAACTGCGCCCGCTACTTTCGGTGTGTTGGTGTTTGTGCTGCTCAACTGTGCGGATCTGCTCCCGAGCCCGATTTTTTGATTTTTTGTATTTGTTTTCATGGTCTTTTTTTTTCTGCTCTGCTGTGCGTCTTCTGTCCGTCGCCCTTCACGAAAAAGCGGAGCTGGCAGCCCTCCCCCGTGGAAGTGCTCTTCAGAAGGAGCCACGAGTGGGCGGGCTGGTATTTTCGGCGACGCCGTGAGGGCGATGGAGAGAAACGCTGGGCAGAAAAAGCCGGACCTGAAAACGCAGGCGGTGCCTACACCAACCAGCGGCGGTCATAGACCGCCGCTACAAACCAAACGAGTGAAGCGAGCAGACCAAAGAAAGGAACGACGAAGAGTTATGATTAAAGTGAGCATGAACGAATACATTGACCGGCCAATTGTCAGTTTACATAGATTCACAGAAGGAATTGGCGTATCCCCCGTCACTACTTGGCGTTGGCGGAAAAATGGTTGGCTAAAAACCATTAACATTGCAGGTCGACCATATTTAACCGGTGGGGCGTTAAAGGACTTTCTCACTCGTGCTGAAGCAGGAGATTTTGCAAAGGTGCATCATGTCCCCAAACCGCCTTCTAGTCTGAAAACATGAGGCGCAGCCTCCTTGGGGATGGAAGGAGGCGAGCATTGAGGATGGGCGGGGGTTTAGGGTTGCAGACACGGCTGTTCGCATTACAGGCGTAGCGGCGAAGTTGGCGTGAAGGATGCCTGCGAACTGGCGCGGTGACTGCCCGCACGAGCGCGAAGGTGCGGATTAGCAGTCAGCGTGACAGTGAAGCAGCGGGATAGCACACAATGCCATATTGTGTGACATAAATTCCGTGCCGAAGGGTCCCGCTTGCGGGGAGATGTCGGCACGAAAAGAATTTATGTGGGAGGAACGACCAAACACACAATATGTGTTGTGTGATGTCCCGGAAGCATTCCTGCATGACAACGAAGCCGCGTAGCCGATGTCCAACCTTGCCGTGTCTGCTGGCATCGTTTCCGGCTTCGGCGCGTCAGCGCGAAGCCAACTGCTCTGACTCCTCGACAGCAGAGTGGAGTGCGCGGGTTGCGACGCGATGGGTGCATGGGCGTGCTCGGCAGCACCGCACGCAGCCTGATGGCGAGGTGTCAGACTAATTTGGTTTTATCAGTGAGGTCGGGCATTTTTCCGAGCGGCGAAACGGAGCGCCAGCGTAGTATAGCGGTCGGAAAATGTCCGTGCTCACGATTATTGCCGATGTCTTGGCCGGGCGGAGCCTCGCGGCCTATTGCTTGTCCTCGGCGACAGGCGAAGCCTCGCGCCGTATATTGCGGTGTCTTGCCCGTGCGAAGCATCGCGGGCTATTGCTTTGCTTGTCCGGGCGAAGCCTAGCGGACTATTGCTGGTCTTGGCCGATATGCGGAGCATCGCGGCCTCTGGAATCCTGAATCTTCGGGTGCGCACGATTCGTCCCTGACTGTCTCGGCAGTTTGCGGCCGTCGGAACGCAATGGAACGGAAATGCAGTCTGCGAAATTGAAGTGAAATGGAGTGGAGCGGTTGCAAACTGCCGAGTCAGTCATCGTGCGCGGGCGGAACCGTGCCGAGGTTTGGCGCGTCGGGAGTGGTTCGGCGCCTGCGTCTGGCCGCGACCAAGCGCAAGTGTCGGCTCGGTGACGCCGGGCTGTTTACTTTCCCCGGCGAGGAGTGAAGCGACGAGGTTTCGATGCCTGACACTGCGCCTAAAACCATTCGTCAACCTGAACGGTTGGAATGTGTCGAGTTGCCAAACCGCAGTTGATTTTATCCCGATCCAGAATTTCGACTGCGCTGCGAAAGAATAATATTTGAACCAAAATGTTCGCACTCCAGATCCGGGTGTTCAAGCAAACCCTTACCGACTGTTCTGGCCAGTTGTGGTGTTCTTCGGGTTCGATGCTCCACAACATTCACACCAAAATTGACCGACTTGGGTTTTCCTATTTCCAAACCATTTGCAAAAGCTAAAAGGCCATCAATTTCACCGTAGCCAGTAATTTGAATTTGCGAAACCAGCTTGGGATTGTTGAAATCCAGAGAGAACGATACGGCGATGTCTTCGTTCAAACTGTCTTGCCATGTTCGTTCCTCGGTATCCTCAATGCTCTGAATTTTAATGCCGAGGCCATCACGCAACGCCTCAACAACTTGATTTTTGTCTTTGCCAGCGAGCGAAGCGGAGAAAAACATAATTTGGTGAATCCGTTTAATAAACGAATCCGCCTTGGCTGTTTTTTTGCGATTCCAAAACATGCCAGTTGAAGTTGGTGCAGATACTATTCCCAATTGCTTTCTATGCCAATCAAAAGCCGCGTCGCGGCTCAAACTGGCCGCACATGACGGCGCTGGCTGGCGTAATACTGGTGATAGGTGCAAGTGCGGACATGGCGGATGACGCGCTCGGACGATACGAGCAACCACCAGCGCAACCGCAACCAGCGACGCAAACCCTGCGACTGCGAGCGGAGACTGAACAGCGCAACGATGCAACGAACCTCGTGCGCTGTGTAGCGAATGTGAGAACCCGCGACTGCAGGCGGGGCTGTGATGTAGTAGGTGCGTGCCATACACCTTTTGTGATGGCACGCACCTACTACGTCACCGCCCGCCGCGAGTGCTGCACATAGGCTGCGGCGGGCAAAAAACCGTGGAAGCCCGAAGGAGTCGTTTCAACTAACTTTGCCTTTTCCGAAGCGAAGTGGCAGCTCAACGGCAGATCAGCAGCAGGCGTGACAGCCTGTGTTGCGCCTGCGGCAGGCTGGCGCGACTGATGCCTGCCGACGAGCGAACGAAGCGTCATGGTGGTTGCGCATTGTATTTACCTGAACCGCATCGAAAATTTTTTGGGGTTGTGGGGCAGGGGGGTGAAATTATCCGGGGACATGGAGTTGGCTTCCCCGATTCACCATCGCATGCCGTTCATTGTGAGCCCTCAGCATTACGATTGGTGGATGGATGCTAACCCGCAAAACACTTTGCACCTGTCAGTGCTGAATAGTCCTGCGAAAGAAGATTTGACTGCCTACGCCGTGAGCCCGCGTGTGAACAACGCACGCATTGATGACGCAGATTGTATCAAGCCTGCCTAACAACTTTTGGGGCAAGAGGGACGAGTCTGCAAGAGAAGCGCAAATTTTTCTCAGTCCGATCCGTAGAGCCTACCTGTGTCACGATCATACGCCAGCCAATGTATTCCAACAGTCCAGCGTGGTGTAGGGCCAACCCCCGTATCGCGATATTTGATTATAAACACACGTTCCTCGATTCCTGCCACGACCAAAGCCAACGCGAATCCCACTGGTAGAAGTGAACCGAGGAAAATCGCTCCGAGTTTCCAACGCCATAGCCGCAACAGGCACAGTCCGGGGACAAATCCGTAAATCCCGAAATAAAGCAAAGCCATACTGGTATTGCCCCTTGTTATGCCCGGCTCGACTGTACGCCCGAGTAAGCACAGCATAAAATTCCAGCAAAAAATCTGCGTGGTGATAAAAATGCGGGCTGGCATGGAAAGATGACGGGTGCCGGTTGCCAAGGTAATAATCAGGGCCGCACCAAGAAGGACTAAATAGATTAATTCGCCGTCCGGCAGAAAACCGAAGCCAACGAAACAGCCGATTGACAGGAAGATGACGGGAATTATTCGCCGCAAATCTTGCATGGTCTGATATTCCGAAAATTTGTTTCTGAATGCATCTTTTTTTACGTCATGAAATATTGTGGTAACTATGCTTTTTCAAGTCTCCCCAATCTTTTTCCACAACGGTTCAAGGTCGGGGTCATCCAGTGCCGTGGGTTTGAGTTGTTTTGCATCACCAAGGTTAAACGCTTTTTCCAACCAAGCCCTTGATTCCTTCAAATTTCCTAGCTCGCATTCATAGCAGGCCAGGTTGTAGCGCATGACGGATTCTTCAGGAAATTTGTCCACAACTAGCAACAACACCTCTTTTGATTCTTTTGTCCGTTTCAGTTCGTGAAGGCTGAATGCTAGGTGAATCCAGCCATTTGGATGCGACGGAGTGAATTTGGTAATAGCTCGTGCAATATCAACACAGGCATCCCATTTCTTTTCCTTCGCGTAAATCTGCCATCGAAGCTCTAAAACATCGGGATGAACGCGGAGTTGTGGCGAAATCTGTTCTAATTCCTCAAACGCCTCGACCTGATTGCCTAGCCCAAGCCATCCCTCAGCGGCTTGCAAATGCATGTTGTCCGGTGGTTGCAATGGTTTGATCTGATCTGGCATGTCAATTCCCTTTACCTAAATACGGTTCTGAATGCTGTAAATGAGCATGCCAGTTCGTCGTGTATTTAATTGCCAGTGCAGGGTCCTGAATCACTAGAAGATTCTCGGCATTGTTCATTTCCGCCGCTTTCGTAAAATTAAACGAGCCGGTCAGAACGGTCTTGCTGTCGATAATCATGATTTTGTTGTGGGCGATGGCATGTTTGGCGTCGATGTAGGTTGGAATGCCGGCGTGTTGAACAAAATCGGCTGACGAATATTTTTCAGTTCTCTGTGATTTGTCGAGAATGACCTGCACTTTCACTCCCCTTTTCTCTGCATCAACCAAAGCTTTAGCGATTGGGGCGGAGGTGAAGGAATAAGCCTGAACCAAGACCGTATTCGTTGCCTTGTTCAGATTTTCAACCACGGCTTCTGTGCATCCGCCAGTTGGAGAAAAATAAACCTGGATGTCGGCGGCTTGAATTGAGACGGCTAAAAAAAAGGCGAGCATTACTGATTTCATGCAGCCAGTTTAACCAGACACAGAGCTAACGTTAAGGAATTTCCATTTATTGACAGCGGTCTCCCATTTGCCCTCGTCACCTTCCGAACGCCGTGATGGCTGGCATGGGCGTATCTACCAACTAACGGACAAAGGCAAAAGCTGAAACGCTGAAATAGAAAGGCGGCGGTGTCTATTTCTGGAACCTGTCAAATTTTATTTCGACCGATTTTCTTCATCACCTTTCATCGCGGGGGCATCTGTCAGCATCAACTTTCACGAGCCTGCACCATCAGCAAAAATCCTCAAAAAAACGTGTGCTATAAAGGGAATGTCAGAATAGGCGACGCCTTTGACTTCATGGCATTGATGCCGTGACTCGTTGATGGTGTGACGGAAAATCAACTGCTGTTCTGGCAACTTAATGCCTGCAAACAGCACACATCTTGAATACGATGCCAGCCTACCGGCCTGGCTGCGGGCTCGCGATGTCTTCGCCGGTGAGGATGCCGTCAAAGCCGCTGCTGAAAAATATCTGCCGCGTCTGGATTGTCAGGACGACAAGGAATATCTCGCCTACAAAAACCGGGCATCCTTCTTTAACGCCTCAGCCCGCACGGCGGATGGTTTCGTTGGACTGATTTTCCGCCGTGATCCAACCTTCAAATTGCCGGACGCCGGCACCGGCGTCGGCGATGCGCTCATCGAATTTGTGGAAGATGCCGACATGCTTGGCACGTCGCTGTCTGCCTTCTCGAAAAAGCTCATCACGGAAATCATCGGCGTCGGTCGGGCTGGCACGCTGGTGGATTGGAACGAGGAAGCCGAGCAACGCGCCTATGCTGTCGCTTATTCCGCTGAAGACATCATCAACTGGCACACGGAACGGGTGAATGGCCGCAACGTGCTGACGCTTGTCGTCCTCAAGGAAGTCAGTGTTATGCCCGCCACGGAAACTGATCCTTTCGTGCCTGATGAAATCCAGCAACTTCGCGTCCTGAAACTCATTTCGCCGCAAGCCACGGCTGACAACGCGAAAGCCGATTGGTCTTACCAGGTTGAAATCTGGCAATTCCTCGCGGACGGACAGAATGCAAGCGGCATCTCAAAGCGTGGCAAAAGGAAATGGAAACTGGTGGAGTCCCTGACGCCGCTTCGCCTTGGCAAACCGCTGCCACTAATTCCCTTTGTCTTTCATGGGCCGCGCCATTCGCTGCCGGAAGTGGATAAAGTCCCGCTGGCTGACATCATCGCCGTCAATCTCGACCATTACCGGCTCACCGCCGACTACAAGCATGGGATGCACTTCACCGCATTGCCGACGGCTTGGGTTAGCGGCTTCGACAAAAATTCATCCCTTCGCATCGGCTCCAGCACGGCATGGGTCGCCGAAACGCCCGGTGCAACGGCTGGCTATCTTGAATTTCATGGTCAAGGTCTGACGACCTTTGAACGCGCGATGGATCGCGACGAGCAACTCATGGCCGTCCTCGGCACGCGGATGCTCGAATCGCGAAAGCGCGTTGGTGAAACGGCTGCTGCCATTGAACTTCGTCAAAGCGGCGAGAACAGCATTTTGAACACAGTTTCATTGAGCGTCAGTGCGTCGCTGACGCAAGTGTTGCGCTGGGTTTATTGGTGGAACTCGACCGAGCCGATTCCTGACGCCATCGGTCCCGACCTTGTGCTCGCCAGCCTGAACGCGGATTTCAGCATCACGGGAATGTCCTTTCAGGAAATCACGGCGCTGGTCGCGGCGTGGCAGGCCGGTGCAATCAGTCAGGACACGATGCTTGACCTGTTCCGCGCCGGTGAAGTCATCGCGCCTGGCCGCACGAATGAAGAAGAAATCAAACTTCTCTCTACTGAAAAACGACCGACTGCGCCAGTCGCGGTCAAACCGCCGGTGTCGGCGGCGACAACTGCAAACCCTCAACCGATAACCTGATTTATGGCCCTAAAATTCAAATACGCAACGAAACAGGAAATTCCTGCTGAACAACAATCCTTTTATGTCGAGCGCGACGGCGCTTGGATGTTAGACGCCGATGGCGTCGTTGAAAAATCCAAGCTGGATGAGTTCCGCACGACCAACGTTGCGCTGATGAAAGAGCGTGATGATCTCGCCAAAAAATTTGAAGGCATTGACCCGGAAGCCGTCCGCACGTTGGCCGAAGAGAAGCAACGTCTCGAACTGCTGGCGCAAGGGCACAAGCCGGAAGAAATCGAGAAAATCGTTGAAAAGCGGCTCAAGGCCGCCCGTGCTGATTGGGAGAAACAGCATGGAGTCGTGGTCGCTGAACGTGATGCGCTGCATGGCCGCCTGTCGGCGATTCAAATTGATCAAGCCGTCGTGAATGAAGCGACCAAGCGCGGTCTGCGCCCGACGGCGATTCCTGACATTACTTCGCGGGCGCGCACGAATTTCAAATTGGTGAACGGCGTTCCCCAAGCTTTCGAGGCGGACGGCCAAACGGCCCGGATGGGCAAGGATGGCGTCACGCCGATGACTTTGGCCGAGTGGGTGGATGCGTTGGTGTCCGATGCACCGCACCTGTTCGAGGCAAATGCTGGTGGCGGTGCCGCCGGCTCCGGCTCCGGTGGGGTTGGCAACCGGTCTGTGAAGAATCCGTTCCGCAAGGAAAGTTGGAATCTCACAGAACAAATGAAATTACAAAAATCCGATCCGCAGCTTGCTGCCCGTCTCAAGGCGGCGGCGTAAGCGGTTCACAAACACAAATCTGAATTATGGCAAAGACACAATTAGCAGACATCATCGTTCCGGCACAGTTCGCCGGATATGTGTTACAACGCACGGCGGAGAAATCCGACTTGTTTCAATCCGGCATTGTTGTGCGGACGCCGGACTATGACGAGCGCGCCGCGCTGGGCGGCACGCAAGTCAACATGCCGCACTGGAATGACCTGACCGGCAACCGGCAACCGCTGAGTGATTCGGCACCGCTCGTGCCGGCAAAGCTCACCGCTGACCAAGACATTGCCCGCATTCACAACGACGGCAATGCGTGGTCGTGGAATCATCTGGCAACGGTCGTTGCTGGTGATGATCCGGCGTTGGCGTTGGCGAACTTCATGGCCGATTACTGGAATCGCCAGAATCAATACATGCTCATCAGCTCGCTGAAGGGCGTGTTCTCGGCGGCTTCGATGGCCGGCAACCTGTTGGCGATTCAAAGTGAAAGCGTGGCCGCGCAAACGGCTGCCACTCGCTTGAACGGCGCGACGTTCGTGGATTCGACGCAGCGCCTTGGCGACCGTGGCGACCGGCTGGTGGCCGTGGCGATGCACTCGGCAACGGAAGCCGCATTGCGGAAACTCGACCTGATTGACTTCATCCCGGACAGCCAGGGTGAAACTCAAATTCGCACATTCCAAGGTCGCCGCGTCATCGTGGATGACGGCTGTCCTTCTCGTGTAGGCACGACTGACGGCTTGGTCTATACGACCTATCTGTTCGGCCTCGGCTCGTTTGGTATGGGTTTCGCCGATCTGAACGGCGCTCCGGTGGAAGGCGGTCACGGCACGGAAGGTTGCGAAACGGCGCGTGATGCTCTGAACAGCGACACATTCCTGGTCAACCGTCGCCGCTTCATCCTGCATCCGCGTGGCGTGAAGTTCACCAGCGCCAGTGTAGCGGGTGCAAACCCGACGAACACGGAATTGGAAACGGCCGCAAATTGGGTGCGCGTTTGGGAAAACAAAAACGTCCCGGTCGTGGCGGTCACTCACAACATCTAAACCAAAGGCGTGCCGGTTCGCGCTGGCACGCCGCTTTTTGAGAAAGAAAATTTATGGGCAAACTTCAACCTCGCAGTTTTGAGCGGATTCGTTCAGGTGAACAAATCCAGATTCCCGGCTTCGCGAACGTGGCGGCGGCGGCGGCAGCGGGCATCACGGCGGCCAAGTTTCCGCGCCGCATGATTTACCTGACGTCTGGTCTGGCCGGTGGACCTTGCGTGGCATTTTCGGACGGCACGGTTTGGAAGGCCATCCCATTCGCGGCCAACGCCTCTTAAGTGCGAGCTGCACCTGCCATTATGAATGGATTATTTCCCATCATCCGGCGCAAGCGGCGTCCGCTGGTGGTGGCGGACGTTCCGCCGATTCCGACCAAAACCAAGTCGGTTCAACCCGTGGCGACAGTTCCATTGGTTGAACCGGCGAAAATTTCCAAGCCTGACGATGGTAAAATCCCTTCCAACCCCGAATCGGAGTAACCCGCCGATGACGGTCGGTCAGCGGCGGGTTTGGCTTGCGCTGGAAGAACAAAAGCGTCGCCGGGCGCGATTGCCGGCTATCCTGCTTTCTTCGGATGGCCACGGTCATTTGACATGGACGCTGAACTTCGTTCCACCCAGCGACGTTTCCCAACCAGGAGTTCCATACGATGGCATTAACATTTACAAGTCCGCTGATGGCGTGACGTGGCCCAGCGGTGCCTACGATGGTTGGGACTTGGCGGCTGGCAACCGGGATTGCAGCGGCGACGCGGGCTATTTCCGTATCTGTATTTGCGATGATGACGGCATTGATGTGCCGCCTTACTCGAACGCCGTGTATTCGGACGGCTTGTAATTTTTATGGCGCTCACTCTCGTTAAAGAAGACGGAATCGGCAAGGCCGACGCCAACGCTTACGCGGATGTGGCGGATGGTGATGCCTATCATGCCGGGCACTTGTATGCCACAGCGTGGACGGCGGCGACGGCGGATCAAAAGGCCGTGGCACTGGTGATGGCGACGCGGCTGATTGATGCGGAGTTTCAATTCAACGGCACGCGGACCACTGCCGGGCAAAGTCTTCAATGGCCGCGTGCCATGTGTCCCGAACCGGACAACGTGCATGTGCCGATCTCGGTGCTGCTGCCGATTCCGTATGACTACGTTCAATATGACAAGGTGCCGAAAGCGGTTGTCCAGGCGACGTGTGAAATGGCGCGGGAACTTTTGATTGCCGACAGGACGGTCGCGCCAGCGGGTGAAGGCTTAAAATACCAGAACGCCGGCACGACGCAGACGGGTTACGACAAAACTGACAAGCGCTCGGTGCTTTCACAAGTCGCGCAAGTGATGCTGGCGAAGTATGGCTCGCAAATCAGCGCCAAGAGCGGCTCGGTGCGGCTGGTGAGGGTGTGAAAAATGAGCTTGTGCTGAACTAATGTCATGGATACGGTTTGCGCGTTTTAGCACTCGACAATAAATCATTATGGAACAAATTGATGTTAAGCGTCGGGGTGGTTTGACAAAGGATGACAAACATGTTCTTGAATTAATCCGGCAAACCAACGAGCAATACAAATCCTTTTTAAACTGCCAACATTTAGTGCATTGCGATCCCGTAGTTCCAACGCTACCAAGCTATAATTGGGATCGGCCGTTAACCATCGTTTTCAACCGCTAATTATGCCCCCATGGAATGAGTTGATTGATGAGATGGCGGGTGTACCGTTAGAACAGAGCGGAAATTGGATCAAGGGAAAAAGCTGCGAATACTTGCAGAAGCTCTCGGTTAAGCGCGATGGCCGGAATGTTATTTTTTACGGTTCCGGGTTTCTTCAAAAGCCACAAGTTGCAGGGATTTTTCTGCAAATATCACCGGAAGACATCAATGGTTTCATGTCAGTTATGAAGGGCATGGACTGGTCCAAAGGACTTACACTCGTGCTTCATACGCCTGGTGGTATCACAAACGCGGCTGAAACCATTGTTGAGTATCTTCACCAAAAATTTGAGTTTATAGAGGTCGTGATTCCGACATATGCGATGTCTGCTGGAACCATGATTTCTCTCTCTGCTCATCGGATTTTAATGGGACGACAAAGTCAACTCGGTCCCATTGACCCGCAGATGCCGCATGGTGGGCGAACTGTTTCAGCGCGAGCAATTGTGGATCAATTTGATCAAGCAAAGGAGGAGATAATTGCAGATGCAAAGCTCGCAGTTGTTTGGGCTCCTGCTCTGCAACATCTTGGACCAGCATTGCTCACTGAAGCCAAGAATGCTTTAGATTATGGCGAAGCCATGGTTGCCAAATGGTTGGCGAAATATCGGTTCAAGGGAATTGAAGACTGTGAAAAGAAAGCAGCATCAGTCGCCAATTATTTTAATCGGTCGGATAACCATAAGAGCCACGGTAGGCGTATCGATAGGGAGGAAGCACGAGCTCAAGAGCTTGTTATTGAAGATATTGAAGCTGACGCTGAACTTCAGGACATAATTCTTACCAATTACCACTTAAGCACGCTGGTTTTTGAGAAAACACCTTGTTGCAAAATTATCTCCAGCAACAACGGAAAGTTTTGGATCAAAAACATTTAAGTAATTCGAGATGACAAGATTTTTGCGGGCTGCATGGCTGCGGGCACCACGCAACGTAAATGCCCCACGCTTAACAACTTCCGGCCAAGGAGTGCGGAATGGCGCGAACTTCACCATCCAATAGCGCAAATTAGGGCTTGCCTTCATAGCCATATTTGACGATGTTCAGGCAACTCAATCACCATGTGTGATAGGAGCTCGGGCCTCGCTTCGGCGGGGCCTGTATTATTTTCGGCGACGTTCATAACGGCTTTGGAGGTCGCGGCGCTTGGCTTCAAATTCCACCAAGAACGACGTCACGAGCATAAAAACATCACCCCTCTGCTTCGGCTGACGTTCCAAAATTACGACAAAGTCGTGGTTTTTAAGCCAAACGTAGGTGCGAACGACTTTCCCCCATTTCATTTCGTCATCGAAATCCCAAGCCAGCATTTCGACGTCGGCGGCGTGTTCGATTACGGGTTTTGCCCAAGGCAATCGTCCGGCGCGATCCAATTCCGGCAGGCGTTGCTTTTCATTGCGGCGGATTTCGCGGTTGTAAACCCACTGGTCACGGGTCACAAGATGCCAGAAACCTTCTTCAAAATTATATTTGTCCTCTGGATCAAGTCGGCGGTTATGCCAAACCGGAAACGTGCGGAAGCGCGGAAACGCTCTTTTGAAATCCCGATCAAAAACGAGGTAAAGGGCTTTTACAAACGTGTCCCAATCGCCGTTAAATGGGATGTGCGGCGGCAACCATGCCGGTTTTGCCGGTGCCGGTTTCGTGGCGTCACTCATAGCAGCAGCGCGTCACAGGTTTCCACGATTACTTTGGTCGAGCCGGGCGGGCTGTTGCCGATGAGCGAGAAATCGAGCTTTTCTTCGAGCATGGACACCAACGCCTGTTTCGCGGGCGAAGTTTTTTCCGACTTGGCACGCCGGGCGAAACCCACTGCGCCAAGTAGCAGGTCGGAAACCTGCATCAGACGGATTTCATGGCTGCGGACGTGTTGCAGCGTCGGTTTATCTTCCGCCGTCAGCGATGCGTTGTTCGTCTCAAGCAATTGCTTTAACTCCCGGAGTTTTTCCCGGCCGCGCGTGTCTTTCATGTCGAGGAAGGCGCGGTAACGGTTTTCCGGCTCCATCGCCCGGCGGAGCAGTTGGTAATACAGGACGTAATAAACATGTTCCCGCTTTTCTTCCGGCACGCGAGCGTATTCCCGCTGCTTGTCCGGCAGCACCAGTGCGCGGAATGAAACATCCTTGGCGGCGAGGAACCATTCCAGCACGGCGCGGTAAAAATCCAGTTTACCGGGACTCACCTTGGTCCATTTGAACTCAAAATGCTTGGGTAGGCTGTGCTGTTGGCAGAGGGCGGAGAGTTCCGCGTTGAGCGCATGGGCGCGATCCGCCGGACAGGCGAGCGATCCCATGAGCATGGTTGGCTCGCGGTCGTGTGGCAAATGGCGGCTTTCATCGCAGTAGAGGTGCCACGTTGTTCGGGCAATGAGTTGCGCTTCTGTCTTGCCTTGTTTCACTGCAAGTGATTTCCGTTGGGCAGTGGCGAGCTTGGGATAGCGCCTAGCATACCAGTCTTCAACTTCACGAATGTCCGTTTCGTTCAATCCATAGGCGTCATACACTAGTTGGTCTATATCAATCTGTTCGTTACTCGCGTAGTCGTAGCGGGGGTCAGCATGTTGGTTCTCCACTACCTTCATTGCTAACTCAGCAAGTCTATCTCCATTCACAGTCCGCGCGGGAACAGGTATGGGCTTCAAACCCTCCACCTGTGTGTGAACCGAAGCATTGACAAAATTCTTAATGCAGAATCGAGTGAACTTCGAGGAAAGCTGGGCACAGGTTCGATATGGCTCAAATTCTCCAAAAAGTGTCATCCCCATCACGTCGAAAACTGCGCCGCTGCTAAGGCGAAAGGTTGGTGCGTAGAAACCTGTGTCGGAAAAAGTGATTCCTTGTTGAAAATAAAATTCTATGTTCTGAAAACGGGAGGTTAATTTATCGTTCCCTCCAGCGATCCCGTTTAGGCGATTCTTTTCTCTCAAGGTAAGCGTTTTCATACGCTGGACAGCCCAGTCGCTCCAATCAATAAAATAAGCCGTTGGAACCCAATAGTTAGGCATCCAACCTTCATCACTATCAGACTCCCCACCTTTGTCGTATGGCACAATGTAACGTCCACCAAAATAGCGATTTGAGTTAGCATCCTCTTTTGATATGCCCTGTTCGACAACCGCCCTTCGCAAGTTTGCTTCTGAGCGAATGCGATTTAGGTCGATATCGGTTAACAAGAATTGGGAAAAATTGTCGATGGAACGATAAGAACCGCGAGTTTCCGGTTTTTGAAACAGATATTCATCGTTGTCGCCGGTTTGCAAACCAACTTTAACCTCTGCGATATCGCCGAGTTTCACTAGGCGCACTTCGTTGCTGTTGAGTTGCACTGTTCGGACGGGCACACGCTTGCCGCCAATAATTTCGTAATTCACCGGTGCGATGACATCATTCATCAGCGCGAAAAGCTTGGGCGACGCGACAAAGAATGGGGAATTGGTGTTCGTGTGGATAAGCGATTGGCGGTAATGGTAAATGGCGTAAGTCTGGTTGGCGACATTCTGGCGGCGCGCGAAGCCTTCGGTCTGATAGAGCAGATGAAGGAAATACTCGTATCGGTCGTGAATAGATACATTGGTCAGATCGGCCATCTGGCAAGTGTGCTCCGCCGGGGCAGCGCCGCGCTGGCAGAAAATCACCGCGCAGTTGACAACGGCCTTGAAGGTGTCGCCCGCCACGCGAACCATCTTGTGGACACGGTGATCCAGCATCTGCTCGCGCAAAGGCCGGTGCGTCTTGATGGTCATGAACGTGTCGCTGACGATGTAGGCGAGTACGCCGCTCTCCGCGAGCGGGCCGGGCCGCTGGCGCGAGCCGAGAAACCGCGCGATGAACGCGCCATAAGGGTCTTTCGAGCCGAGGCCAAGCGCGGTCTGGACTTCCTCTGGAATCTTCGTGCCGCCATAAGGTGGATTGCCGATGACGATGTGGAATGGTGCGAGATTCCGTGTTGCACCTTCGCCTACGAGTTCAGGGAAGAAGGTTTCGACGTTGAAGAATGGAGCGGCGAGCGTGGCGTGCTTGAACCATTCGGCAATCCAGCGGACATCCTGCTGCTGACGCATCGTGCGCCGGTCATGCTCGGATGCACCCGTAGGCTTGATCTCTTTGGTCTGCTCGGCAAAGCCCGGATAAAGTGCCGCCAGTTCACGACCGATTTGCTCAGCAATTTGATCGCGGCGGTCTCGCGTGGTCTGTGGCTGGTAGTATTCTTCACGCGCCGCGCGAAGATTCGCCAGCACCGGAGCGGAGAGCAGTCCGTGTTCGGAATCACGAAGGGAGTTGCAACAAAGCAGATTGGTTTCCAGATTCGGTAAAGCCTGGAGGCCGTAGTTGTGGGCGCGGTCTTCAGGCCGCACGTCTTGTTCGATGACGAGCGTAAGAAAGAAGCGGAGCTTGGCAATGAGCGAGGCGAGCGGCTGGATGTCGAGGCCGTAAAGATTTTTTTGAATCACGCCGAGTTTGCGGAGGTAGTTGTAACTTTTACCTTCCATGCCGCGAGCGGCATCGGCGCGAATCGCGGCGGGCAAACGGGCAAGGAGACGCTGTTTCCAAAGTTCGTTGTCCGGGTCAACGCGGGCCAGCAATTCCACCATGCGGTGCAACATACCCATCGGGAACGCGCCTGAACCGCAGGCGGGGTCAAGCACTCGCACAACATCGAGAGATTCCACAATACGGTCGGCAATGGGTGAGAAATCCACATCATCCGGTGTTTCGTAGCAGAGACGCGAAAGAAGTTGAATGTCTTCACGGGTTGCCACGCCCTGCTCGAACCGGGTGCGCAGATGCAGATGCAACGCCTCGTTGACCATGTAATCTACAATGCGGCGCGGCGTGTAATAGGAGCCGGATGCCTTGCGGGCGGTTTCAGCAGCCGCTTCATCTTCCGGGTCAATTTCGGCCAGAAGATTTTCAAAGACCAAGCCAAGAAGTTCGGGGTCAAGCGCCACGTCTTCTTCGAGCGGCGTATTTTCCGCGACGGTGAAACGGTAGCGGTCAAAGATACGATTGATACCTTCGACCACACGAACGTTCTGGCGACGTCCCGTGCCGACAGCAATGGTAAATCCATCATTCCGTGTGGCGTAAAAGAGTTTGTTCGGGATGCGAAACGCACCGTCATTAATGGTGTCGGAAGCGTTATCCTCGGCGAGTTTGTCAAACAACCCGCCGTTGAGATACGGGATGCGGTCAAATAGGTCGTAATTAAAATCTTCGGGGAGCTTGTTTTTACCGAGATAGGCAAGATTTTTCAACTCGGCCTTGGTCACGGTGCGGTCGGATGCGGCTTCCGGCCCGGACTTGCGCCGCTGATTCATCGGCTGATTGAGCGCCTGAAAGAAAATGTTTTGGAGGATGCCGCGATAGTATTGGTCGCCGTCGAGAAAACGGCGGTCGCTTCCGCCCTGGGTGAGCACCCGGCGGCGGTCGGCGATGTCGTAAAGCTCCAGCAACTCGGTGGGAACGAGGCGCATTTCTTTTAGAAACCAAGCGAAGAGCAGACGACAGATGAGCCGGACGGTAAATTCCTGCGTTGCGCGGGCGCGGTGCTTCGCGTCGTCGGTCACATGTTCGGGCAGACACGCGAGTTTGATTTCGGCGATGGCCCAAGTGAACCAGTCCACAAGTTCGCGGTAGAATCGCTGGTTCAATTCCTGAATGGACAAGATTTTCTGCCACGCATCATCCAGTTGCGCGAAGGTGTGAATTGCGCCAGCTTCTTCGCGGAGACGATGTAACGAGAAGCGTTCAAGCAATTCCAAGTGGGCGCGATGCGGTTGCCGACAATCAATGTCGCGGATAAGCGAGACGCGCGTCAGCACGTCGCGAGTGCCGTCGCGGAGATTCTTGCGGCGATTAATGATGGCGAGCGAGATAGAGGCGTCGTGGCGGAACAACACCAACACCGGCATGGGCACGAGCCGGTTTAGCGCACGAGTAATACTCGACAATTCCGTGCGCGTGGGCGACTCGCCGGGTGAACGGGCGGTCAAATCCACCGCGAAGAAAACGTAGGATTTAACCTCCTTGGCTTCAAAGTCGGCGGATTCCTCCAACAGCAAACCTTGCCCGCCGTTGTCCGCCAGTTCAGAACTGGTGATTTGAAATAGAAAATCAATGCCACGCCAGCGGGAAAGTAAGGCATTTTGCTCTGTGAGCGAGCCATTCTGGTCAAGGTGCTCCTGTAACTCGGCCAACGAATGGATAGCAAGCCGGCGGGGACTGCGGTAGCCAAGACATTCAAAGAGCGCTTCGGCCCCGGTGGCCAGCGTCCCGCTGGCGAGCGCGCCAAGTCGAACTGCAATTTCGGAACGAAGATTTGTCGGGGTGGCGGGCATGTCAATTACAGTGGTTTCTGAATTACAAGCCAGGTAACAAGCTCAAAGTCGGTGGTTTCATTTGCCTTCGGCTGATGATCGGGGATGACGAAGTCGCGTCCGGTTTGCAGCCCGGCAGCAACCCGTTTCTGGAATGTCTTGGCGATGGAATCCACGGCGGAAGTCAGTAGTCGATTGTATTGGCTCATGTCGGTGCCGTTTTTTGTCACGGTGTCGAACAACTGACAGAGCTGTTCGTAGGCAGCCGCCTTGCCGGAGCAGAGCAGCCGGTAGATTTCAAGAATCTGTTTGGGTTGGGCGAATGAAAATCGAACGGTGCCGTCGTCACGCACATAAGCGAGATAATAAGGCTGGAGAGGATTAACGGTGTCGCCACTTTTGGCCTCACCCTTTTGCTTGAAACAAAACACGACACCCGGTGCGATGATCTGTTGATCCGGGTGCGGAGGCACAACGGCGTAAAGACCGAGCGGCGCGTCTTCGAGCAATTGGCGATTAGCTTCGATGTATTTGCTCAACTCGATGCGGAAATCGTCGAGGGTAAATTCGTTGAGCGCGACGCTTTCACTGAAATCTTCGAGATCGAGGACTTCCTCTCGCAATCGCAGGAGTTGCTTGTCCCGGTAGCGCATGTCCTCGTGGATGATTTCCTCGATTTCATCATTTTTGAGGAGGTTGTCCTCAAATGTGGCGGCGATGTCCACCAACGCCATGCGTGCTTCGACACGATTCTTCAGGTTGACGTATTTGTCGAGGTCTTGGGTCGGCCAGAAGTTCACCAACTGGACGGTGGAGTTGACACTACCAATACGGTCAATGCGGCCAAAGCGTTGGATGATGCGGACGGGATTCCAGTGGATGTCATAGTTGACGAGGTAATCGCAGTCCTGGAGATTCTGGCCCTCGGAAATGCAATCGGTTGCGATGAGTAAATCAATCTCGGCGTCCTGTGGCATGGACGGAATTTTGTCGCGGTTTTTAGAGCGCGGGGAAAAGTTGGTGAGGATTTGGTTGTAGTCCGTTTTGCCGAACGTCGTGTGGTTGCCACCGCCGCCAGTGACCAGCGCGATGTGAATGCCAAGTTCCTTGTGCGCCCAGGAATTCAGCGCCTTGAACAGGTATTCTGCGGTGTCAGCAAAGGCGGTGAACACGAGCACCTTCTTGTTCAATTCGCCGCGTTTGTTCGTGGTGGGGCCTTTGACTTTACATTCGATGAGTTGTTTCAACTCTTTGAGCTTCGCGTCGCGCTCCGGTGTAACGGCTTCGGCAGAGGAATGAAGCAAACTCAATTGCTGCTTGTCCAGTTGAAGGTCTTTCAGCCAGTCATTGAGATTCAGATGCTCCAAACGATATTTGAACTTGCCGCCAACCTCCATCGGGTCATCGCCTTCGCCTTCCGCTTCGGGAATAGCGATATTCAGTTCCAGTTCTTCTGACTCCGGGTTCTGATTGGGCGTGGCCTGATAATTTCGGATCTTCTGCTCCAGGTCTTCAATCTTGCCAATAGTCCGCCCCATGGTGATTTCAAATGATTCCACGGAACTTTCGAGGCGCTTTAGGAAATTCATCTTCATCATGCCGACGAGAAATTTTTCACGGTCGGCCTGACTGAAGGGGTCGCTGACGTGAGTTTGGTAGAGAGGCAACTGCTTGAACTTTTCCTTGAGGTAACGTGACGGGGCGAACACCGAAAGCTTGTAGCCATTGATTTCGTCATTGAGCTTGTCGTAAGAGAGAAAACGACGCTGCAAATCAATGTCCGGGAAAATGGAAACGGGCTTGAGTCGCTCCGGGAATCCGCCAAGCGCGGCGATGCTGCTCTTGTAGTAGCGCAGGATGTGTTTTCGCGAGCGGGCAATGGTCAGTTCGTCCAACAGCTTGAAAAATGCGGAACTAAGTTTTTCCAGCAGGTCTTTGGTTTTGCGTTCACCTGACTGTTTTTTTGCCCAGACGGTGAACGTTTTTTGCGCGACGGCGAGCGTGTCCTTCAGGCTGCCGATGCCGATGGTGTCCTTGAACGCAGCATCCTCGCCTTCGGTAAGAAAGTAAATCTGGTTACGCAAATCGCGCAGGTCGTTGTTGACCGGCGTGGCAGAGAGCAAAAGAACCTTGGTTTTTACACCGCTCTTGACGATGTCGTCCATCAACCGTTGGTAGCGGCTCTTGCGGATGATCTTGCCCTCGTCATCACGCGTGCCGGGGGTGTTGTTGCGAAAGTTATGGGATTCATCAATGACGATGAGGTTGAAATTGCCCCAGTTAAAATTTTCGAGATTGATGTCGCCGGAGTAACCGCCATCACGGCTCAAATCAGTATGTGCGAGCACGGTGTAGCCAAATCTGTCAGCAAGGAAGGGGTTAAGCGGGCTGTTGATATGTGCCTGATAAACAGTCCAGTTCTCCTTGAGTTTTTTGGGACAGAGAACCAGCACCTTGTCGTTTTTGAGCTCGAAATATTTGATGACAGCCAGCGCCTCGAAGGTTTTGCCCAAGCCGACGCTGTCGGCAAGGATGCAGCCGTTGTGCTTTAGGATTTTGTTGATCGCGCCTTTCACGCCGTCGCGCTGGAACTCGAAAAGAGCCTGCCAAATTCCTGTGTCCACGATTTTGATGTTCTGGTCAAGCAGTCCGCCCTTTTCCTGATCGGCGAGGAAATTTTCAAAAATGTGGAAGAGGGTTTTATAATAAATGAATTCCGGCGCGTGGTTCTGATAAAGTTGGTCGAGGTATTGCAGGACATCCGCCTTCACATCTTCCACCAGTTTTTCAGTGCCTTTTGTGCCATCACTTTTCCACAGTTCATCAAACCATGCCTTCAAATCCTGCCGGTCACGATTGCTGTCAACCACGAGGTTCAGTTCAATGTTGTTGTTGCCCGCGCCGAGGCCGAGGCCGCGCACGGTGAAATTGGAACTGCCAAGAATCGCCTCCTCCACGCCCGCGTTGGCAATGTGATACATCTTCCCGTGAAGTAGTTGGGCGTGGCGGATGGATTTGATGTCCACCTTCTGGCGAATCCATTCCGCGCAATCGCGGGCGACGTGCTTTTGCTCAAGGCGGTTGGCGAGCTGCAAACCGGTGCCATCAATGATGAACGCTTTTTTTTTCGTCTTGTCCGGGTCGAGCGATGCGATGAAGCGCGGCTCGCCAAAAAGGAAATCGAGATGGTCAATCTGGTCAAGATGTTCGCGAAGCGCGTCGTAGGCGTAGATGGTAAAATAAGCGGAGACAACCGAGAGCCGAGAGCCGGATTGAATCTTCGCCTTCAGGAAATCGGCGACAACACCGCGCTTGTGGTTGTCCCTGATGCCTGAATTGGTCGCCGGATTGGGCAT